GAAGAGATTGGCGCCTATGTCTGGGATCAGCGACCCAACAAGCCACCGATGGAGGCGCCGATCAAGAAGGATGACCATTCGATGGATTGCGCCCGTTACATGGTGGCGCACCTTGACCCGTTGGGCCAGAAGCTGCCGTCGGTGAGGTATCTGTGAGCAACTATCACGACTTTCTAGAGGGCAAGGCTCCGAAAATCCATACCCTTGGGCTCAAGATCAAACCATCCGACATATCGCCGGTTCTATTTGATTTTCAGCGTGATCTGGTGCGGTGGAGTGTCGCCAAAGGTCGCGCGGCCCTGTTCGCTGATACTGGACTTGGCAAAACCCTGATGCAATTGGAGTGGGCGCAACTACTCAACGTGCCGACTCTGTTTGTAGCGCCGTTGGCAGTAGCACAACAGACCATCCGAGAAGCCGAGAAGCTAGATATGGAGCTCGTCTATGCCCGTTCTCAGGATGACGCTACCAAGTTGACCATTACCAACTATGAGATGGTGTCTCACTTTGACCCCGACCAATTCGATGCTGTGGTGTTAGATGAGTCCTCGATCCTTAAGAACTACACCGGCAAGACCCGCAATCTATTGATCGATCAGTTTGCCAACACCGATTACCGGCTCGCTTGCACGGCAACTCCGGCACCCAATGACGTTACCGAGTTTGCCAACCATGCTGAGTTCCTGGGAGTGATGCGCCGGGTAGACATGCTCGCTACGTTCTTCATCCACGATGACGAGGGGTGGCGTCTGAAAGGCCACGCCCACAAACCATTCTACAAATGGATGGCATCGTGGGCGATGAGTATCGGCAAACCATCAGACCTCGGTTACGACGACGCCGACTTTCTACTTCCTGAATTAAGCATCAAGCCGCATATCGTGCATTCGGATTGGGTTCCCGATGGGCAACTGTTCGCCTCCCATCTCAAAGGAATCACCGAACGAACTCAGGTACGTAAAGACACCATCGAACCCCGAGCAGAGCGCGTCGCCGAACTGGTCGATGGAGACCACCAGTGGATCATATGGGTGGGACTCAATGACGAACAGCGAGCGATTGCCGATCTAATTCCTGATGCTGTTGTAGTGGAAGGATTGCAGAGTCCAGAGGAAAAGGCAGAAAAGCTGCTGGCGTTCCAAGACGGCAAGATTCGGGTGCTGGTTACCAAGCCGTCAATCGCCGGATTCGGTCTCAACTTCCAGAACTGTTCTCGCATGGTGTTCAACGGCATCGGAGACTCCTATGAGCAGTACTACCAAGCCATCCGTCGGATGTGGCGATTCGGCCAGACCGAGCCGGTGCAAGCCCACATTGTCATTTCGGACCCCGAGCAACACATCTACAACAACGTCCTAAGAAAAGAAACCGAAGCAAGGAAGGCATCAACGGCAATGGTTGAGCATGTCATCGAATACGAACGAGAAGAACTGGCTGGCGTTGATAACAAGTTCGAGTACGCCACTCTTGACGAGGAAGGAGACGGTTGGAATTTGCTGTTAGGTGACTCCTGTGAGCGTCTCGAAGAAATAGAAGACGATTCGGTGGGGTTATCGATATTCAGCCCGCCATTTGAGTCGCTGTACACTTACTCACCGACCGAACGAGACCTAGGCAACTCATCAGGTTCAGGAGAATTCTGGACTCACTTCTCATGGATCTCCCACCACCTACTCCGGGTGTTGATGCCGGGTCGGTTGGCGGCGGTCCACGTCCAACAGCTACCGACTACCAAGACCGTGGAAGGGGTAATTGGACTCAAGGATTTCCGGGGTGCCACCATCGCTCACTTCATCGAGCAGGGGTTCATTTACCACGGCGAGATCTGCATTGACAAAGACCCGCAGGCTCAAGCGATTCGCACCAAGGCAAAGAGCCTGATGTTCGTCCAACTCCATAAGGACTCGTCATGGATGCGTCCAGCCTTCGCTGATTATGTCTTGCTGTTCCGCAAACCGGGAGACAATCCGGAACCCATCGTCAACGATTGGGTGAGTAACGACGATTGGATCGCATGGGCTCGTCCAATTTGGTACAACATCCGGGAAACCGAGACGCTCAACGTACGAGAGGCCCGATCCAACGATGATGAGAGACACATAGCTCCGCTCCAACTCGAAACGATTAGACGGGCGGTGTTGCTGTGGTCGAATCCTGGTGATCTAATCCTTTCCCCGTTCGCTGGGATCGGGTCGGAAGGATACGAGTCGATCCTCAACGAACGCCGATTTGTCGGGGTCGAACTCAAGCCGGAGTATTTCAAGGTGGCTGTCCGGAATATGCGTAAGGCAGAACTTGAGAGGGATTCGGATACTCTGCTTGATCTGATCGATGCCTAAATCCCCCTGGTCTCAGATCCGTCAGGCCACTCCCGAGATCCTGGTCGTTACCCGTCGTAGGGTCCGTCGGTTTGGTCGGTACTCCATACGGGTCGGTTCCCAGTATCTACCAGAAGGGCTAGCCGTCGTCGGTGTCGTGTTGGTGGTGCTGGCGACCTGGATCATCCACCCGATAGCCGGGCTCTACGTTGCCGGTGGCGTCGGGTTGGGTGCCGGTTGGCTGATAGCGCTAGGTAGACGGCCGCCGAGTTAGTTAGAGTAAAGAGCATGGCCGGCCCATTGCAGACCCTTGCCAACCGTTCCCCCGTTCCCCACACCGCCCGCAGTCGCACCCTCGACCTTGGGGTCGGGAACGTAACCGCCAGCAAGACCGACCAACTTAGCCAGATGGAACGGGTAGCGACCCTGTTCTCCATCGCCGACCTGATCGCCACTTCGGTCGCCGAGGTCGACTGGCATCTCTACCGGCAACCGGGGAGGCCCGAAGCGGAACGCACCGAAGTCTTCGACCATCCGGCCTTGGTGGTCTGGGAGAACCCGGCCACCGTCGATGGTCAGGTCATCTATTCCCAGGATGAGTTTATCGAGTCCGAGCAGCAGCATTACGAGCTCACCGGTGAGATGTGGACCGTGTTGGAAACCAAGACAATCGGGCGGCTTTCCGCGGTCACCGATATGTGGCCGGTCCGACCCGACCGGATAGCCCCGGTTAAATCCCGTGAGTCGTTCCTCTCCGGTTACGTCTACTCCATCGGTGGCGAGAAGATCCCGCTCGAGACAGACCAGGTGATCTTTGAGAAGCGGCAGAACCCGCTCGACCCGTGGCGTGGCCTGTCACCGATAGCGTCACTAATGATGGACATCGAAGGCGAGCGTGCCGCCGCTGCCTACAACTACAACTTCTTCATCAACGGTGCGGTGCCTGGTGGTGTCCTCGAACTGGACCGGGAGACCCTGCTGTCAGACGAGGAGTGGGAGTCCTGGGTGGCTCGGTGGCGGTCACAGCATCAAGGGGTCTCCAACTCTCACCGGGTTGCGGTCATGGAGATGGGCAAGTTCAGCGAACGCAAGATCAGTCAGCGTGACATGGAATTCGTCAACCTTCGCAACTTCAGTCGTGAGGCGATGATGGAAGCATGGCGGATCTCCAAGGCGATGCTCGGTCGGGTCGAGGATGTCAATCGGGCCAACAACGAAGCACAACGGGCCATCTTCGCCGAACGAATCACGGTGCCCCGGTTGGAACGGTGGAAGAAGCTGCTCAACACCAAGCTACTGCCCAAGTTCGGCGGCATGGGTGAGGGCTTCGAGTTCGACTACGACGACCCCACACCGGGCGATGCTCGCGATGAACGTCTGGAAAGTAGGGCCAATGTCACCAACGCGGTGGCACTCATCGAGGTCGGTTTCGATCCCTCTGAGACCTTGGAGGCGTTCGAGCTTCCCGCATTGACCTGGGACGGTTTCCCTGACCGTTCTACCAACACTCAAGGCGATGACCCGTTGCCTTCGCCGGGGTCCAATCCCGATGAGGGTGGCGGGGAACCTTCCAGTCCCGGTGACGGCGAGGGTGGTACTGGCGAAGGAGAGGCCTAACCCTCTACTAAAGGTTGAGGGTTTCTACCAAATCCTGTAAGGTTCAGGCATGGAGTTTCTCCGTGATCGGGAAGCCTTCTCTCAGTTAGCGAACAAGGCGGGTCTGGTCACTCGCGACAACTGGTATGAGATCAAAGCCAAGTCCGATGATGAGGCCACCGTCTACATCTACGATGACATCGCTTGGTACGGGGCCAGTGCTGATCAACTGGTACAGGAACTGAAGGACATCACCGCACCGAGAATCAATGTCCGAGTTAATTCCTTGGGTGGGTCAGTGTTTGAGGGAATCGGCATCTTCAACGCCCTCCGAGCCCACCCCGCCGAGATTGTCACTCAGGTAGACTCCATTGCCGCTTCCATCGCTTCAGTGATTGTCCAAGCCGGCGACGACCGAGTCATGCTGGATGCTTCGGAGATGATGATTCACGAAGCCACCGGCATTGCAGTAGGGGCTACTGAGTCTGACATGATCGAGTTGGCTGCCATTCTCAAGAACCAAACTGAGAAGATCGCCGGAATCTACGCCCAACGTAAAGGCGATGGACGATCTAAGAATCATTTCCTCACCCTGATGCGGGCCGGCGCTTCCAACATGGGCACCTGGTTCTCGGCCAAGGAGACGGTATCGGAAGGACTCGCCGATGAAGTGGTGACACCGAGTTCCAAGACCGATAACAAGGTCGAGGAACCTGTCGAGACGTCGACCACACCTACTGACTTCACTGACCTGTTCAACGTCGACCCCGAAGATATCGAGTGGTCCACACCAAAGGAGACCGTGGCATGACGCCAGCCAAACGCACCCTTTCCTACCCCTACCTTGGAGATCCGGCCAAGCCGCACTCCTCGCCGTACAGCAATGCCATGGCGACGCTGCGCGATGCCTACCACGGCAAGACCTTCAACGAAGCGGACGGTGACACCGACCCGCTGACCATTCCCGACACTCCGGAGGCTTTCGCCGAGGCGCTTGCCGACGACGAGTGGCGGGTCAAAGCTTTCGCTGATGGCGAGTTGTCAAAGGAAGTGCTCGGCGCCTACCAGACGATGATCAACAAAGGCGAGGCCATCGCCAAGCAAACCGCCGAGCAGACCTCATCGGCGTTGATCAAGATGCTCAAGGACTACGGCATCACCGACCTCCCCTCCAAGGCCGAGGTCGCCAAGCTGGTACCCGACGCTCTTGCCAACGGCAAGGACGTGTCGGCGCTCTACAACCCTCATGCCCCCGGCGCTCGTGGCGATCACATCGACGTCAACAGTGTCGGCCAGTTCGCCCAGTTGGTGATAAAGGGTCAGACCCCCTCGATGTCACTCAACGAGGACGAGACCACGATATTCGAGCAGCTCCGCAAGGTCCAGGCGCAGTACGCCTCCGACGACCCTGGTGCTGCCGGGTTCTTGATCCCCGAGACACTCCGGTCCGAGATCCTTCAACTTGCTCTCGAGCAGGCAGTGGTTCGTGGCCGAGCCTCGGTTATCACCCTGTCATCGAAGACTCTGGACATTCCCTATGTCGACGTGACCACTCATTCCGGTTCGCTGTTCGGTGGAATGATCTTCTTCTGGACCGAGGAGTCGGGAGCGGTCACCACCAACCAGGCTCGATTTGGTCGGGTCCGTCTCGAGGCCAACAAGCTGACCGGTGGCGCCCGTATTCCCAACGAGCTGCTCTCCGACGCTCCGGCCCTGGGGTCGTGGCTCAACATGGCAGTCCCACAGGGTCTCGCCCACTACGAGGACCAGGCATTCCTCACCGGTTCTGGTGTCGGCGAACCCCTGGGGATTGTCGGTTCTGATGCCGAAATCGCGGTGACTCGTGACACCGCTAGCCAGGTCAACTCGGCGGACATCTTCGCCATGTACGCCCGGATGCTGCCGCAGTCGCTCGGCTCAGCGGTATGGGTGATAAACCAGACGGTGCTACCACAACTGCTGTCGCTGACCATCGACGTCGGCACCGGTGGTTCCGCCATTGGTCTCATCCAACAGATCGGTGACTCACCGTTCATGTCACTACTAGGTCGGCCCATCATCATCACCGAGAAGGTGTCGGCGTTGGGAACGCTGAACGATGTCAGCTTCATCGACTTCTCTTACTACCTGATCGGTGACCGGCAGGCGGTGTCGATGGACACTTCAGCCCACTCCCGCTTTATGAACGATGAACTGGAACTGCGGATCATCGAACGAGTCGACGGCAGACCGTGGATTCAGTCCGCCCTTACCCCGTTGAACGGCGACACCATCTCACCGGTAGTTTCACTAGCCACCTAATTGACAACCTAGAGGGTGACAGCAGACCCACACCGGGAACCCTGTCACCCTCGAAACCCTGAGAGCATTAACACCCTCTCGGAAAGGAATACAACATGCCAAGCAACCTAGGACTCGGAGCCGACTTCGATATCGGTTCGGTGATCATCCCGGTAGACCTGGCGACCGGTGCCAACACCGGCCACCGCATCCACCTCCAGAATTATGCAGCGGTCACCTTCGTCGGCTATATAACGACCGGCACCGCTGCCGAGGCTCCGACCTTCGATCTCAAAGAAGCCAACGCCGCCACTGGTGGGACTTCGCAAGATCTCGACGTCATTGATGAGTATTGGACCAAGACCGAAGCCGTTCTGGACGGTGACGAAGCC